CATCGTTCTACCCGCGCATGAGGACGTGCTGCGCGACCACCAAGCGCTGCAATACACAAACGGCATCATCCGCGTGCCCGAGAATTTCCGCTTCAAGGGCTCGGACGGGCTCGACCGGCACGGCGACAGCGCCATCGCAGGTGCGCTCGCCTGGTATGCGAGCAGTCAGGACGTGGTGCCGATGGAGTTTCAATCGACCGGGCCGCGCACCGCTTTGACGGCCCAGGACTTCACCAGCCCCTTGGGCGGGCAGCGCATGGGCTTTGCCCGGGGCCGGGGCGGCTTGGATTTCGGAGGGTTCTGAGATGGCGAGAAAGACCAGCACCATGCGGCTGCGCTCGGTACGGCTACGCAACCCGATGGAGCTCGCGGGCATTCAGGGTGGCCGCGACATCACCCGTCCGTGGATTGGCCCGCTGCTCGAGCCGACGGACCCGATCCTTCGCACGCGCGGCGGCGGCAGTTTCGACATCTACAAGCCCATCCTGACAGACCCACAGGTCAAATCGGTGATGACGCAGCGCATCTCGGCCGTCACCAGCCGGGAATGGGAGGTGGTACCGGGCGAGGATACGGCAGCAGGCAAGCGCGCGGCCGATTGGCTGCGCGACGAACTCGCGGCCCTGAAGTTCGACCGCCTGACCGAGAAAATGCTCTGGGGCCTCTTTTATGGTTATTCCGTCGCCGAGCAGATGTATCGCCGCGACGGGCGGCTTTGGGGCTGGGAAGAAATCCGCGTCCGCGACCGGGTGCGGTTTCGCTTTGACCAGGAGTGCGGCCTGCGCCTTTTGACCCTCTCAAACATGCTGACCGGCGAGGAAATGCCGCCCGAGAAATTCTGGGTATTCTCAACAGGGGCAGATCACGACGACGAGCCTTACGGGCTGGGCCTCGCGCATTGGCTCTATTGGCCGGTCTGGTTCAAGCGCAACGGGCTGAAGCTCTGGCTCATTGCCCTCGACAAGTTCGGCATGCCCACCGCGCGCGGCAAGTATCCCTCGCAAGCCACTGAGGCGGAGCAAAAGAAGCTGCTCGAGGCCGTGATGGCCATCCGTTCGGAGGCCGGGATCATCATTCCCGAGGGGATGGATATCGAGCTTTTGTCCGCGCCCGCAGGTGCCAGTTCTCTGGATTACCAGAAGCTGCATGACACGATGGATGCCGCGATCTCGAAAATCGTGCTGTCGCAAACCATGACCACCGACAATGGCTCCAGCCGGTCGCAGGCCGAGGTGCATGACGACGTGGGCGACGCGGTCAAGAAATCCGACGCCGATCTCGTCTGCCAATCCTTCAACGAGGGACCCGTCGCACGATTGTGTGAATTCAACTTCCCCGGTGTTGTGCCGCCACGGGTCTGGCGCAAGATGGAAGACCCGGAGGATACGACCGCCGCCGTCGACCGCGATGAAAAGCTGCATCGCATCGGCTGGCAGATGACCGAGGATCGCGTCAAGGAAATCTATGGCGACGGCTATGAGCGCACAGCACCCCCCGACCCTACCCCACCGGTTGCGAACCCGCCCGAGGCCGGTTTTGCCGAGCATCGCCATGAGAGCGCGCTCGACAGGCTTGCGGCCGAGATCATCGCAGAGGGTCATGCCGAGACGGCCGTCGAGCCGCTATTTGCGGATATCGCGGCCCTTCTGGGCAGCATCGCACCGGGCACCACGCTTGAGACGCTACGCACCCGTCTCGACACCTTGGCGGCCGCACCGAGCGACGGACAAGCGATGACTGATCTGCTGACCGAGGCCAGTTTCGCCGCGCGCCTGGCGGGTGAGCTGGGGGCCGTGATGGATGACAGCGAGGCGGCAGACGGGTCGGACACCCTGCCCGGCTCCGTGGCCCCATGATCGACCTGCAGCGCCTGCGCCCCGAGGATGCGCTGTCCTTCTTTCGCTCGAAGGGCCTCGCCCCACCTGACGCGCGGTTCGATTTCCGCGACGTCTGGCGCAATGAGCACGCGAGCAATTTCGTTGTCGCCAAGGCCATGCGGACTGACGTGCTCGAGACGATCCGGGGCGCGCTCGACCGTGCACTGGCCAATGGCGGCACGCTCAGCAGCTTCATGGATGACCTCGAGCCCGAGTTGAAACGGCTTGGCTGGTGGGGCAGCGCCACGGAGCGCGATCCCCTGACCGGCGAGTTGAAGAACGTCCAGCTTGGCTCGCCCCGCCGGTTGCGGGTTATCTTCGACGCCAATATGCGCGCAGCCCACGCTGCGGGCAAATGGGCACGCATTCAGCGCACCAAGAATGCCTTCCCCTTCCTCCGCTACGTCCAGATCCAGCGCGACACCAAGCGCGAGGACCACGCGCGCTATCACGACCTGATCCTGCCCGTCGATCACCCGGCATGGCTTCGTATCTTTCCCCCCAACGGCTGGCGCTGCGGCTGCACGGTCCAGCAACTCTCCCAAGGCATGCTGGAGCGACGCGGCCTCAAGGTGACGGAGGATTTCGAGCTGGAGGAGCGCGGGGTCTTGAACCGTCGCACCGGCGAGATTGAACCCACGGCACTCGGGGTCGATCCGGCATGGGATGGCAACGCGGGCCATGCATGGCTTGACTTGCGAGCGCGTCATGCAGGGATATCGCCCGGGCTTTCCGCCCCGGCAGCGGCGACCGAGCTTGGCTTTGCCATGCGCGCCCGGCTCATGGGCCTTGGCGACGGGCGCGAGCATCTTGGCGCGTTCGATCTGGGGACCGGCGAAGAAATTGACTGGAACGTGGGGGGTGCTGACCGGGTGCGCCTCGGGCCGGAGGTCACGCAACGCCTGCGCGACGGGCAAGAGATTGGTCTTGTGCACAATCATCCCAGTTCTGCGCCTCTCAGCCCGCAAGACCTCGCCACGATGTTCGAGCGGCGCGTCACCTCCATTCTGGCGGTGGGCCATGACGGCTCGCTCTACAGGGCCGTGCGTCTATCGTCTGCGCGGGCCAACACCGTGGGGTTTCAGGACGTCGCGGGGGAAATGCTCGACGAGATCGCACCGGATCTGGACCGCGCAGACCGCGACCATGCAATCCGCCTGATTGTTCTCGAGGTGTTGCGCGCGCAAGGGCTGATCCTATATTCGGACAGCCCCGGTGCGCGCGCCCTTGAAGTTCGCCAAAGAGTGCGTGGCACGGTTGCAGAAGTTGTCCGCGCAATCACCGAGATGTTGGAGGAGTGAGACTTGGTTTATCTCTTGACCGAACCCAAAGGCTCCTCGCGCCAGGACTACGAAGACGCGCTGCACGACGCCGAGGCTCTGCCCGACGACGATCCGGACAAGGCGGAGATTGTGGCTGCACGCAAAAAACAGCTCGAGATCATGTTCGGCCCCTCCCCTCGACGCACCCCCGAAGAGCGCCGCGCACTCCTGCGCGCTTTTCTCGACGATCCGGCCTCCTGAGGGAGTTTAGAGGCCCGAAGCCCTGCCGATTGCTACGGATCGCGATCATGTGATCCGACTTGTGAGCCTGGACGTGTTGCGGGCGTCAAACTGCGTCGTATATGCCGAAAACCTCGACCCACAGGCGCAACTCATCCGCTCTCGGGTCGAGTCTTTGGCGCGAAGAGTTTCCGCCGCAATGATCGAAGCGATATCTGGAGGGCTCGGATGACAAAACTACTTGTGGAAGGTCCGTCCGAGTTTACCCGAGATGCCTACGCTCGAGCCCTTCAGGAAGCTCAATCGTTACCCGATGACTGGCCCGACAAGGCCGAACTCGTGGCGACCCGCCGCTATCAGCTTTATGTCTATTTCGATCTGCTGCAAAAGACATCTGCAGAAGGCCGTGACCGCCTGCGCCGCCTGCAGGCGCTGCTCGACGACGCCCAATCCTGAGGGGATTTCGGGCTATTTGGCCACGCCGGCGCACCTGCAACCGACCCCACCAGACGCAATGGCCTCTCAGCGCCTCATTAAATACCCATTTAATACCCCCCTCGGGGATTTTGCGACCGAACCCCCGCCAGAGCCAGAAGCGCACTCAGCGGGCCGTTCTGGGGCCGTTTGCATTCCGGGCTTGCCGCATGCCCTCAGAGGGCGCTAGTCTGACCCAAGGTGGCACGCGCAGCGCCCCGCCCTCTCCCCTGAAGCCCTTCATCTGATCTGGCCCGTCGCCCCGGCTTAATGTCGGGTCATGACAAAACCGCTTCACATCTTCCGCGCTGGCCGCCACACCGCCCAATCCGGGCAGAGCTTCGAGTTTTCCGAAGCCGAGGTCGAGGGCATCGCCACCGCCTATGATCCCGCCCTCCATGAGGCCCCCATCGTCGTGGGCCATCCCCGCACCGATGCCCCGGCTTACGGCTGGGTCAAACGCTTGCGCGCCGAAGGGGCCGAGCTTTTTGCAGAGCCTGACCAGGTGGAGCCCGCCTTCGCCGAGATGGTGCGCGCGGGCCGCTTCAAGCGGATCAGTGCCTCCTTCTATCCTCCTCAATCCGCCGCGAACCCGACCCCCGGCACCTATTATCTGAAGCACGTGGGCTTTCTGGGCGCGCAGCCCCCCGCCGTGAAGGGCCTCAAGGCCGCCGAGTTCTCCGAGGACGCCGAGGCCGTGACCCTCGAGATCGCCTTCTCCGAAGAAGACGCGCCCGCCGCCAGTTTCGCGGACACCCTGAAAGGCGCGATTGCCGCCGTCCTGTCCTGGGCACGCAGCCCCGCAGGCCAAGAGGCGCTCCGCGACGCCGCAGGCGCGCCCGGGACCACGCAAACCCTATTCGCCGAACCCCAAGAAGGAGAAACCGCCATGTCCGGCACGGACAAGCCAACCCCCGAAGACCGCCAAGCCGCGCTCGATGCGCGCGCGGCCGAGCTCGACGCAAAGGAAGCCGCCTTCGCCGAGGCCCTGAACAAGACGCGCCGCGCCGAGGATGCCGCCCTGGTCGAGGCCCTGGTCAAGGACGGGCGCATCGCCCCCGGCCTCAAGGACGAGATGGTCGCGTTCATGGAAAGCCTCGACGCGCAAGACGAGTTGGCGTTTGCCGAAGGCAAGAGCGCCAGCCCGCGTGCGTGGTTCCGCGAGCTGCTCTCAAAGCAGACCAAGCCGCTGATCGATTTCAGCGAGCGGGCGGGTGGCGACACCCTGCCGCAGGTCAAGGGGCCAGACGACATCACCACCGCCGCCAAGCGCCTGATCAAGGACGCAGAGGCCGAGGGCCGCACGCTGAGCTTTGCCGAGGCCGCGCGCCAGATCGAGGAAACCATGGAGAGCGACAATGGCTAACCCCGGAACATTCATCAAATCCTACACCGCCGAGGCGGCGGTGCCCGGCCGTCGGGTCGTCAAATTCGGCACACTCGGCGGCATCCTTGCGGCCGCTGCGGCGACCGATCTCGCGATTGGCATCTCGGACCAGCTCGACGCGAAACCGGGCGACCTTCAGGACGTGATCATGTCCGGGTCGGCCGAGCTCGAGCTTGGCGGTACGGTTGCCGCCGGTGCGCCCATCGCGTCGGACGCCTCGGGCCTTGGCGTGGCCGCCGCTGCCGGGGCCGGAAACATCGCCATCGGCTACGCGCTGCAGGCGGGCGTGGCTGGCGACATCATCGACGTGGCGATTGCCCGTCACTCCGTCACCTGATCCTTAGGAGCGCTGATCCATGAGCACCACCACCCCCTTTGTCGTCGATCCGGTCCTGACCGCCATCGCCGTCAACTACCGCAATCCCGATATCTCCTTCATCGCCGATCAGGTCATGCCGCGCGTGCCGGTCATGGGGATGGATTTCAAATGGACCTATTATCCGCCCGAACAGATGTTCACCGTGCCCGACACGGAAGTGGGCCGCAAAGGTCTGGTCCAACAGGTCGAGTTCACCGGCGAAGAACGCACCTCCTCCGTCAAGGACTACGGTCTCGACGACGTGGTGCCGCAGCGTGACATCGATGCCGCCCGGGCACTCCGCGCCGCTGGGAATTCGGCCTTCGATCCCGAGGCGCGTGCCGTCGAAGGCCTCACCCATCTGATCCAGCTCGACCGCGAAAAGCGCGTGGCCGCCATGGTGCAGGACGCGGCCAATTATGACGCCGACAAGCGGGTGGTGCTGTCGGGCGCGGGCCAGTTCACCGATCCCACCTCTGACCCTATCGGCGTGATCTCGGCCGCTCTCGATGCCACGTTCATCATGCGCCCCAACGTGGCCGCCATGGGACGCAAGGCCTGGACGGCGCTCTCGACCCATCCCGATATCCTGAAGGCCATCAACCGTACCTCGGGCGACAAGGGCCGCGCCAGCCGCGAGGCGGTGGCCGAGCTCTTCGAGCTGTCGGAAATCCTCGTGGGCGACAGCTATATCAACGCCGCCCGCAAGGGTCAGACGGCGGCCTTCGAGAAGGTCTGGGGCGGCAATATCGCCCTCCTTCACCGCAACACACAGGCCGGTCCCGATGGCACCGCCCCCGCATGGGGCTGGACCGCGCAATTCGACGGCCGCGTCTCGGGCCGGTTCTTCGACCCCAAGGTCGGCCTGAAAGGTGCCACCACCCTGCGCGTGGGCGAGCAGCTCCGCGAAGTCATCGCAGCCCCCGCCACCGGCTATCTGATCGAGGACGCAGCATGAGCTACCTCATCAAACGCACCGTGATCGCCGCCACGCGGCTGGAGGCGGGATCAACTCACCCCGCGCAAGAGATCGGCAGCGCGGCGCAGATCACGCGCCTTCTTGCCTTGGGCGCAATCGAAGAGACCGACGGCGAGGCTGAAACCGCGCCGCCGCTTGTCCTCGACGACGCGCTGCGCGTGGCCTTGACCAATGCCATCAACGACCTGCCCGGCGACGCCTTCGACAAAGGCGGCAAGCCCAAGGTCAAGGCGCTGCAGGACGCACTCCCCGGCCTTGCCGACCAGATCACCGCCGCAGCGCGGGACGCCGTCTGGGCCGAGATGCAGGCCGCCGCTGGCGCGGGTTCCTGAGAATACCCCCCCCCGAGGAGAGGGGACGCCGCCAAGGATCAGGCGTGACAGCCGGGAGAGACCTGCACCCCTACACCCAAGCCGGAGGCGGACATGCCCTATCTCACTGCGCAGGATATGATCGACCGCTACGGCGAGAGCTTTCTGGCCGAGATCACGGCACAGGGCGCAGCACCCGGCGTCGTGGATATGGGCGTTCTGCAAGTGGCCATCGACGATGCCGTGTCGGTCACCGAAAGCTATGTCGCGGGGCTTTATAACGCCGACACCCCGCCGCGCGCGCTCACGATGCACGCCGCCGCGATTGCCTGGCATCGCCTCCTAGGCGCGCGGGCCGCTGCCTATGACGGGGCCAAGGAAGGCTATGACGCCGCTCTCAGCTTCTTGCGCGAGGTGCGCCGGGGCGAGGCCTCGCTTGGCGACGAGACGCCCGAGGATACCGGCCCCGGCAATCCCCAGCTGCCGCAGGTCAACGCGCCGCAGGCCACCTTCAGCCGCGATACTCTGAAGGGCTTCTGAAATGGTCACTCTCACCGTCAGCCTCGACAGTCTCGACTTTGACAGCGCCGTCGCCAATGGCCTGCGCCAGTTGTCCGACCTCACCCCTTTGATGCGCCGCATCGGCACCGTTCTGGAAACCTCCGTCTCCGAGCGGTTCGAGAAGAGTGAAGGCCCGGGCGGCATCGTTTGGCCGGTCTCGCACCGCGCGCGCGAATCCGGCGGCAAGACGCTGGTCGACAGCACACGTCTGCGCGACAGCGTCGTGACAGAGGCTGATAGCTTTTCCGCCCGCATCGGCACCAATGTGCCCTATGCCGCCACGCATCAGTTCGGAGCCTTCATCGAGCCGACCGGCGCGGACGCGGCCGCAAAGCTGGCCTTCACCCTCTCCAATGGCCAATTCATCATGGTCGACCAGGTCGAAATCCCGGCCCGGCCATTCCTTGGCTTTGACGACAAGGACGAGACCGACATCGCGGGCACCGTCGAGGCCTATCTGCGCGAGGTCTTCGCATGACCATCACCGATATCATGACCCGGATCGAGACGCAGGTGCCCGAGCTTGGCGGTCGTATCGACGGGGGCCGCGCCTTTGTCGATCTGATCCGCTCCAAGAAGCTGCCCGCGCAATCGGTCGCGGCTTACGTCTTTCCCTCCGGCATTCAGGGCGGACGCCCCGACGCCGCCTCGGGCGTCTTCAGCCAGATGCTGACCCACCGCACGAGCGTGGTGATCTTCGCGCAGAGCTTTGACCGCACCGGGGCCGCCTCCCTCGACAAGATCGACCAGTTCCTCATGCGCGTGGTGCGCGCCTTGGCGGGCTGGGCACCGGGCGACGAGGTCGGCGTCTTCCGGTTCGAGCGCGGGCATCTCGTGTCCAGCGGGGCCGGTGTGCTCGCCTATCAGCTCGACTTCTCCATCGACGATCAACTGAGGATCTTCTCATGACCAATCTCCCCACTTCCGGCGGGTCCTACACCCGCGACGACAAGGGCGCGCTGAAGCGGGCCGAGGCCGCGCCCAAACCCGCGCCTGCCCCCAAATCTGACAAGAAGGATGCCGAGAAATGAGCCGCCTCTGGAGACGCAAGGTCCTGCTAGCAAAGCTGGAAGCCACCTATGGCACCGACGCCGCCCCCGCGGGAGGCGATGCGATCCTCGCCACCGATGTGCGCCTGTCGCCCATGCAGGGTCAGGACCTCGACCGCAACCTCGACACGCCGCATGGCGGCCCCACCGGCACGATCCCGGTCGATCTGCACCGCACGATTTCCTTCAAGGTCGAGCTGGCAGGTTCCGGCACCGCCGGAACCGCACCCCGCTGGGGGCGTCTGCTGCGCGCCTGCGGCTGCGCCGAGACCGTAACGGCCGCCACCTCCGTGGTTTACAACCGGGTCTATTCAAACCTCGAGAGCGTCACGCTGCACCTCAATATCGACGGCACGCTCTATGCGATGGTGGGCGTGCGCGGTACCGCCGCCTTTGACGTCTCGGCCTCGGGCATTCCCTATATCGAGTTCGAGTTCACCGCGCTCTACGTGGCCCCGGCTGACGTGGCCGTTCCCACGGCAGATTTCAGCGGCATTCCCGACCCGCTGGCCGCCTCCACCACCAACACGCCGGTCTTCACAATTGATGGCACCGCGTTGGTGATGCGCAGTTTCAAGCTGACGCTCGCCAACCGCATCGAGCCGCAGTTTCTGATCGGCGAGGAGGAAGTGATCCTCGACGGGCATGAGAACACCATCGAGGCGCGGGTGCGCGCCGTGGCGCTGGCCACGTTCGACCCCTTCGTCATGGCCGCGACCCAAGCCAAGGTGCCGGTCGAGATCGAGCACGGCAAGACCGCCGGAAACATCGTCAACATCGCGGCCCCCAATGCGCAGATGCAGCGCCCTGAAGGTCTCGAGGATGGGCAGGGTCGCAAGGAATGGCCGCTGCGCCTCGTGCCGCTGCCCACCACCTCCACCGCTGCCGACCAGTGGGTGATGACCCTCACCTGAGCCGGTTCAACGCCCCCTTCAACACCCCTTAGAAAGAGAGATCACGCCCATGTTCAAGATCGACCCCACCCCCACCTTCACCCACCGCGTCGAGATCAAGGTGCCCTCCGACGGCGGCCACGAGGTGCAGGATATGCAGGTCACATTCCGCGTGCTGCCAGACGCGGAGGTCGAAGGCTTCGACATGCGCACCGCGCGCGGCGAGCGGGAGTTTCTGGGGGCCGTGGTTCAAGACTTTGACGACGTCGAGGACGAGCAGGGCAAGAAGCTGCCTTACAGCCACGCCCTGCGCGACCGGCTGATTGGTCTGGCTTACGTCCGCGTGGCGATGATTAACGCCTATTACGCGGCCCTCATGGGGAAGCGGGTAAAAAACTGAAATGGGCCGGGCGGGCATGGGCGCGCGGCGACCTGATCGGCGATGACGAGGGGCGCGACCATGACGACGAGGCGGCCTTCTGGGGGATCGACCCGGGCCAACTCAGTCGTGATCCGTCCGGCCCCGGCTCTGGTGTCTGGCCGCAGAATGTCCCTGCCGTGCGCGCCTTCCTCGCGGTCTGCAACCAATGGCGCACCGTCTCGGCCGGGCTCGGGGGGTTCCGCGTGGTGGGCCTCGACTACACGGCCGCACGGGCGGGGCTGCGCATGAGCGGCGTTCGGATCACGCCCGAGCTTTGGGCCGAGGTGCAGGTGATCGAAGGCGCGGCCGTGGCCGCGATGCGGGAGGGCTGAGATGACATTGCGTGTCCAGGGCGAAATCCTGATGGACGCCGATCAGGCGAAGGCGGAGCTGCAGGCCACTGGCACCGCCGCCAAAGGGGCGGCTCAAGACATTCGCGGCGTGGGCACCCAAGGTGCTGCGGCCGCGCGCGGAGTGGGGCAACTCGGGATCGCAGCGCGGACCTCGGCGACGGGTCTCACGACCGCCAGTTCCGCCGCCAATGTCAACGCCGCAGGAACCCAGAAATTGGCCGGTGCAACCAACCTCGCCGCCGGATCAATGGGCAATCTCGTCTCGCAGGGCAACGACGTGCTTGTCATGCTGGCCGCCGGGCAAAACCCGTTTCAGCTCGCCATTCAGCAGGGGACGCAAATCACTCAGGTGATCGGGCCGCTTGGGGCTGCGGGGGCATTTCGCGCCTTACGCGGCGCTGTCTTGTCGATGCTGAGCCCGATCAATCTGATCACCATCGGCGCGCTGGCAGCAACGGCGGCCTTGGTCAACTGGTTCACCTCCGCTTCTGACGAGGGCGAGAGCTTTGCCGATACCGTCGAGGCGCTCGAGACCCGCATCGACAGCCTGCGCGACAAGATCACGGAGGCCTCAGCCACGCGGCTCGAATTGGCCGAGCGCTTTGGCGAAGGCTTCGTCGAGCGCGCGCAAAACATCCTCGACCGGATCGTTGAAGCCGAAAAGCGTGTGGCGCAGCGCGAGGCGGCATCAAGTATCGGCTCCTTTGTCGACGAGACGGGCATAAACCCCGCGCGCGGCGTCGGATTTAACCGTCGCGCCATCGAAGACGAGTTCGATTTTGGCGGGATCATCAGAAACCGTGGCGTATTTGACGAGCAACGCAGGCTTGCGGAGGCCGTTGCGGAGGACCTGATCGCGCTGCAGGACGCCGCAGACGGGACAATCGAACAGCAACAAGCGGCCATAGAGGCCCTCATTCTAAGCTACACCGCCGCCGCAAAAGCTGCGGGGGATATCTCCGAGACGGAGGAAGCCCGGCTTCTGACGCTGGATCAGATGCGCATCCGGCTGGCCGAGGTCGCCCAACTGCAATCCCAAGACCCGGCGCAAAACCGCCAGAATGAGGAAATGCTTGCCTTCCTCGAACTGGTAACCAAGGCCACCGGCGAGCAATTGAAGGCCGAGGCCGCCGCGCAGGCCTTGCTCTCGACGATGCTTGAGCAGAATGCGATTGCAGAGGCCATCGCACAGCATGGCGCGGACAGCGCCGCCGTGACACGCCTGCGCGCCCAGTTCGCCCTCAATGCCGCACTTGCGGAGGCCGATGCCTCGGACGCAAGCGTGGAGACCAAAGACGCCCTGCGCGAGGCGGCACAAGCCGCATTCGAGATCGCCACGAGCGACATTTCCGGCGGCATCCGCGCGGCCGCCGACGAGGCCTCGCGCCTTGCGGCCGAAGTGCGCGGCGCGGTCGACGCGGTAGCTGACCTGCAGGCCCAAGGCGAAGTGGGGCTTGAGAACGCCCGCATCCGGGCAGAGTTCCGCGATGATCCAGTGGGCCGCGCCGGGGCCTTGGCAGGGGCGCGGTTCGACCGGGAAACCGCCGTCATAAGGGGCGAGGCCAGCGGGGATCTGGCAACGGTCGACGCCCTCAATGCGCGCCGGGACGCCGTGGTCGAACTGGCCCGGGAAACCGCGCGTCTCAACGAGCTCGCCCGGCCCGCGCGCTCCACCAGCGGCGCGCGGGGCGGATCGACCAACGAGACCCTGCGCGAACAGCAGGCGCTCGACCGGCTGATCGAGAGCAAGCGGCGCGAGATCGAGGCCCTGCGCGAGAGCGATCCGGTGCAGCGTGAGTTGATCCGCCTGCGCGAACGCCTGACCGCCGCGACGCCAAAGCAGCGCGAAGAACTCGAGGCCCTCATCGCGGCCCATGAGGCCGAGCGCGTGGCCTTGGAGCGCAAGGAGGAATTCGGCCGCGCCGTGGATGACGTGCTGCTCGAGGCCGAAAGCCTGCGGGATGTCTGGGAAGGCATTGGCGACATGATCATCCGTGCGGCCAAGGAGGCACTGATCCTCGGCACCGGTCCACTCTCGGGCCTCTTTGGCGGCGGTGGAGGCTTCCTGAGCGGGATCTTCGGCGGCGGCAGTGGCGGCGCGCTCGGCGGTCTCTTTGGTCTCTTTTCCGGCGGCTCGTCTCTGCCCTTCGCAAACGGCGGCCTGCCCGCCGCCGCCCTGCCCGGCTTCGCCACCGGCGGCGATCCTCTTGTCACCCGCCCTGGCATCCTTTTGGGCGCGGGCACGGGCCGGGGCGACAAGATTCCCGCGCTGGTCAGCGCCGGGGAATTCATCATGACGGCCGAGGCCACGGCCCGCAACCGCACGCTGCTCGAGGCCATGAATGCAGGGGCCATTATTCCGGGCTTCGCCGGGGGCGGCCTGCCCCTGCCCGCGCAGGCTGGGGGTGGCGCCGGGGCGACGGGCGGCCCGGGCGCGCAGGGCAATGGCGTCACGCGCCTGCGCATCGAGCCATCCGAGCTTTTCCACGCCGTGATCGAAGAGCGCGCGCGCGAGATGGCGATTGAAGTCACGAAGATGGGCATAAAGCAATTCATGCGCGACGGCCTGCCGCAAGCCGTCGACCGGATCAACAAAGACCCCAAGAGGCGCGGCTAATGGCAGACCCTCTCGCATTCCCGCTTTCATTCGCGGAGTTTCAGGCCAGATTGAAGATCTCGGTCTCGGAATTTTATATCAACACGCCCATGCAGGTCGACCGCACGGCGGGCGGTGTGCCGCTCCCCGCCCAAACAGGCGAAAGCAACTGGCGCGGATCGTTTTCTCTTCCCCCCACCAACAACCGCTCGGACGCGGCCCGGATCGACGCGCTCTTGTCTGTGCTCAACACCCCGGGCGCATCGTTTCTCGTTTATGATCCGGTCAAGACGCACCCGGCCGATGATCCGGCCGGGACGATCCTGGGCGCGGCCACGCCGACGATTGCGCAGCTTGACGCGGGCGATGCCAGGATGGTCAAGCTGCAAGGCCTGCCGGGTCAATACTGGCTGCGCGGTGGCGATTTCATTGGCTGGCAATATGGCAGCAGCCCCGCCCGCTACGCCCTGCACCGGGTTGTGAGCGATATTCAATCAGGAGCACTCGGCACGACCGAGTGGCTTCAGGTGACACCGCCCATTCAGCCCGGCGTTGTCGTCGGTGACCCCGTGACGCTGATCAAGCCCGTGATCAAGGCGCGGCTTGAACCAAATCCGGCCTACGGCGCGCATCGCTCTGGCAGGGCCGAAGGCGCGCAGTTTTCCTTCGTGCAGATCGTGGGGGTCTGAGATGCGCGACTATGGCAGCGCCGCTGAGACCATGCTGGCCAGCCTCACCGGCGTCATTACCCGGCATCTGGTCTGGGTCCGGCCCCGGCGACGCGACACCGGATTGATCGAAGCGGCCGGGTTTTGGAATGGCCTCGATGTGCGCCAGTTCACGGTGGGCGCAGAGGCGCGCAGCTATGCTGCGGCCGGGTCGCTGCTGGGGCTTGATCCGATCCGGGGCGAGGTGGGTCTGAACGTGCGCATGCACACGATCCGGTTTTCGCGCATCCCGGCCACGGTTCTGAACCTGTTGAACACCTATCATCTGCTTGGCGCACCCGTTGAGGTGCATCGCGTGTTTTTCGATCCGGTCAAGGCCGTGCAGGTGGGCCAG